TCAGACATCATTGTATAAATGTCACAACTGCCGGACTATATAAAACCATTTATAAAATGGGTTGGCGGGAAAACGCAAATCATAAATACGGTTTTGAATTTATTTCCAAAAAAAATAAATAACTATCACGAACCATTCTTAGGCGGCGGTAGTATCCTTCTAGCGTTACTAACACAAATCGCAAATAAACAAATTACAATAATAGGAAAAATATATGCCAGCGATGTAAATGCGAATTTAATCGGACTGTATAAAAATATCCAAAACAATCCAGAAGAGCTTATTATAAAGGTTCAACATATTCAAACAATTTTCACAGCATGTAAGGGCGACATAATCAACCGAATGCCAAAAACAATAGAAGAAGCACTTACATCGCCTGAATCCTATTACTTTTGGATGCGTGCTAAATTCAATAAGTTTACGCAAGCTGAACGTACGTCAGTATACGGTTCGGCAGTACTATTATTCTTAAATAAAACCTGCTTTCGTGGTCTTTATCGCGAAGGTCCAAATGGGTTTAACGTTCCTTTTGGTAATTATAAAAACCCAAATATACTTGAACCCGACCATATAAGAACTGTATCAACCTTAATAAAAGATGTAATATTTACATGCCAAGATTTTACCGAGTCATTAAAGAAAGTCCAAGCCAACGATTTTATCTATTTAGACCCACCTTATGCCCCCGAAAACGAAACCTCATTTGTCGCATACAATAAAGGGGGTTTTGACTTGGAATGCCATAAGAAGCTATTTGAGTCAACTAAACTTCTAATAACCAAAAACGCCAAGATGCTAATGAGCAATGCAGATGTAAAACTAGTTAATGAAGCATTTCCAACACCCATATACACTACAAAAATAATCTCTTGTCGTAGGGCTATTAATTCTAAGGAGCCGGAATCAAGAACCAACGAAGTGCTTATCACGAACTGAACTTATAAATATAATACCCGTCCAGAATTATACTATCTAAGCTATCCGGTTCATTGAAACTATATTTCCATATTCTAACAAGCCCGTCCAGCTCATGAATAAACAGACATACAATCGTTTTTTTGCCTTCGGAAATACGTAATGCTTCGCGATAAGGGAAATATAGCTGTCTAATATTGAAAGAACCAATCGGTTTTACCGAGCTTTTTCCTTCAATAATTAAGATTTTGCCAGCCGATTCAAAACATGAATCTGTCTCATATTGAACACCGCTAACAGGAATTAATTTACCACCTAGTTTCATTTCCAAGGTAATGCGGTGGCGACCATTTAGAAGCGGACCATGGGTAATTTGTTGACCCAATATTTCAGGCCGTTCAAACACACCGCTATAACGTAAATTATCAATTAGCGAAGTTTCGCTACCACCAATACTTAACATAACAGATGTCTTATCGCGAACAATCAAAACAGGCTCATTTTCAGTATAATTTAGGCTCATATAAATATTGCTTTTTGTTAATATATATGACCCGTTTTTAATAGGAAATATATAAATTCCTTTCGTTTTAAATACACATGGTCTAGCCTGTTCAGAAGTCTGATAACATAACAAGCGTGGTTCAAACTGATTTGCTACACCAGCCCACGATTTGCCACATGTTTTAATCTGTTCTGCAGTTATTACAAAATTATCTTCCCCGTTATATTTAACATAATCTAGTATGTGATCCCAAGGTTCCATAATAATTATTATTTATGTAAGTCTTGTAATTTATTTCAAATCAAATTTTCTATCCGGGCAGGTCGAGTTGTTTGGCATGACATATTCAGATTAACTTATATTTTGTAGTTATGATAATATAATTTTAGACTGATGCTCAGAACCTTACAAGGGTGAGCGTGGTTGTTTGTTCTGAAAAATTTAAGGTATTTTATAATTTATATTATGTAAAAACTATACAATATCAGTTGAATAAATTGTATTAAATTAAACAACCCTGCTCGCCCTGATAGGTGAAATTTACACCCGTGCTCAGCACCTTCAATGAAATTCGCAGGTTATTAGTCGGTTCTAAAAAATTAAATTTACCAAACAACCCGATTAGCCCTACAAGGGTGAGCTGGGTTGTTTGATCTGAAAAATTTAAGGTATTTTTATAATTTATATTATGTAAAAACTACAAAATATAAGTTGAATAAGTGGTATTAAATCAAACAACTCAGCTCGCCCGGATACTAAAATATATTATATTATTTCAAAAATTGAGACCACAATATATTCTTTATAATAAATTAAAAATGGATTATACGTGTCCTTGCTCAATCTGTAATAGTGCGACGCATAACCCGTCTAAATGCCCAGAGTTATCTAATGGTCTGAAGGACGGATTTTACAAGGGTGGCGGTGGTGGTAGTGATAGCCACGACGACGATGAGGGTGTTAGAAACAAAACCATTAATAACGCCGTGGTTCAGGTATCTCTATCGTTTCCAACTCCCCGCCGGATTTAGTACCCGAAACAGAATTTCTTAAAGACGCAAATTTATGAAATAATGCGGTTTTGAACAGCCCTCGGTTATTTTCAGCCCGCTGAGTCCTCAACGTAGTCTGTTCACGAAACAGCCGAATTCGATTTTCCTCTTGTTTCATCTCCAGAAACTCTTTATTTGCGGTGATAACAGCTTTCTGTATTACAAGATATTCCAGCTGTCGTTTTTTTAACACCTTCCCAATAAGAGTTGCTATATTTTGTATAATTATCAACAATCGTCTTATGTACATTATGGCCGTTGTGCTTCTGTTTCTTTATATCAGTCTTATAGATATTAGGGCATTGCGAAGTCAGAAGTTGTACATCATATTTCTGACTATCCTGGCGAGCTGAGTTGTTAGCTCTGGTTCTGAAGTCTGTTTTAAAAGGGTGAGCAGGGTTGTTTGATCTGAAAAATTTAAGGTATTTTATAATTTATATTATGTAAAAACTACAAAATATCAGTTGAATAAATGGTATTAAATCAAACAACCCTGCTCGCCCGGATAGTTCGCCACGATAAGCCCAACATTCAAAACATAAACCTAAAGCCCCACCAGGATGGTTTGCCATATCCCATTCAGTCGTGGAAATACCACATATGTGAAAGTTTTTGCACTTAATAAAGTCACAGTTGTGAACACAGGCTTCTTTACGGCAGTATTTTACGTTATGACTGCGGTGTCCACAAGAACACACTTCATAGTCTTCATCTGTTTCAGCATCATAGCATTCACACTCACAATATTTGTAGCAAGATCCGTCGCCCTGACAATTAGCCATTAATTATATTTAGTTAGTATAAATATAATCAATTTTTAAAGAAAAACAAATAAGATGATTTTTGTTTTGTAGGCGATTTACCCAAAAACGCTCATTTAAAATCCGCACCGGTCTAAATCAAACAACATTGCTTTCCCGAAATTGTGAGCTTGTTCTTCATTTTAAAACGGCATTTTTAAAATGGCCCGGTCTAAATAATGTTTTTATTTTAGAATTTAAAAATTACATATATTAGTAAATATACCTAATGGAATCATCGCTGTATAGTCATGATGAGATTTTCTTTACAATTATTGATGATAATAATGGTACTAAAGATGTAACAGTCTATTTTAATTACTATGGTAATGAAACTTATGATGGAGTTATTCGACTAACAAGTGTTACTAATAGTTTATATACTGTTGCGGACAGCATTACTGTCGAGCAAGGATTAAATACAAAAACATTAATTGATGTACTTGTGGGCGAGTATACATTAGGAATAGTACGAAATAATATTGATACTTTCAATACAGAGTATACTTTCAACAATGATATAATTACAGTATCTCAAACCACAACCGACCCACCCGACGTCGACCCAGGCGTTACCGACCCACCACCGTGTTTTCCCCCGGGCGAAAACGTCCACACAGATCAGGGATTAATTCTCATCGAAAAATTAATTCCAGGAGAACATACAATACACGGCAACAAAATAGTAGATGTGACATATAAAACAAGCCCGAACGCACGTTTAGTCTTATTACCAATGGGAATAATTTCCGAAAACGTGCCAAATAAAGACACATTAATTACAACAACGCATCTTGTCTTATATAATGGTCAAATGCGACCCGCTTCAGATATACCTGGCAAAAAGTATCATCCATATGTTGGTGAACCACTATACAATGTATTGATGGAAAAATACGACATGATGAAAGTAAATAATATGACAGTAGAAACACTCCATCCAAAAAATCGGTCAGTAAATCGAAAACTGATAAAGTGTAAAAGGGAGGCTTGTGCTTATTCTATAAACTCAGACAAAAATAATAACAACGGACAATTTTGCTGTAATCTATGTAAATCGCATGGCACTCATGGTCAATTTTGTGAACGGTTAACAGTAAAAAAGAAGTGTAAACGAAAAAACTGTGCTTATTTTGTTGACCCTGAAGAAAACACTAATAATGGAAACTATTGCTGTAATCTGTGTAAATCCCATAATACGCATGGCCCACTTTGTAAACGTGTAACGGATAAAAAGAAATGCAAAAACCAAAACTGTAATTTTTACACACACTCTGATACATCCAATGGCTATGGAAACTACTGTTGTAATAAGTGTAAAAGCCATAATACACATGGGAGATTATGTGAGCGAAATGAAATAGAAAAAAACGTAAATGATAATCCTTTTAATGTAAATTCTGAAACTTTTAATAGCGATGCTGAAGATATACATATTTGATATACAAACAAGCAATGAAGTTAAGCACACCTTCAAAAAGGACTTACTTTTAGACCAAACTGGGACTTTCTGAAATAAGCTGTGCCGTGATATAACTCGTTGGTGAAAATAGCCGGTTTGAAAAACCCGGCAGAATACCGTGAAGTGTCGAAATTAAGTACATCCTCCTTTCAGAAGGGTGTACTTAACTTTACGATACATACAAGGGTGAGCAGTGTTGTTTGATCTGAAAAATTTAAGATATTTTATAATTTATATTATGTAAAAACTACAAAATATCAGTTAAATAAATGGTATTAAATCAAACAATCCTGCTCACCCGGATAGCAGTTGCCGCCGTACGAAGTTTTACCCCAAAGGAGGTACAACTTCTGTACCTGTTGGTATAGTTGTTTGTCTGAAATTTTAAGAAATTTTATAATTTATATTATGTGAAAGCTACAAAATATAAATTAAAAAAACAAATAAGTTGATAAAAAGATTCCAGAGCAATCAACGCAAATCGTCAGGATAAGTAAACTAAAGTGTGCTTAATGAAATAAAAATTGAGATTACCATGTCATATATAATTATTTAAAACCTTAATGAACTGGTACGATTTTAAACAACGGTTCAAAACCTACTTAATAACCACACCAGGCATATTTATCTCATTTGACCCCACTCCAGATAGGTTCAATGCGTTTCAACTGGACGCATTTATTATGCGAAGGTTATCAAATAATGGCAGCTCATGTCTTACGCATATTGAAATATCAGAAGCATTAGAATGTTTCATCGATATTCAAGAATCCAATCATATACACATAGACTTCGCAAGTATTCCTGAGTGTATACAATCCGCAATAACAACATTAATATATAAAAAGGTATTAAAGTCAAACACGTGTTCCCTGCTCAAAAAACATCTAAACAGTAAAAAACCAATATGCTCGGCTCCTGATGCTTAAGTAACAGCAATAGCCAATTTCTTAAAGTGCTCCTCAAGCCCGGCTATCATAGCCTGGTTAAAATACATTTTTGTCAGCTCTTTAATTGTGCCATCAGAATAAACCGCAAATAAAATCGTCTTTTTTTCATCAAACGCAAACAAGCCAACGCAACCGAAACAGAGCCCCCCACCATGGTATTCGTGCGGATAAACAAAATAAGTCGCCCTCAACCGCATATATTTAAAAGCCATTTCGTGAACATAATATGTAAGAAACGCTAGCTTAGCCGAAGTTAAAACCATTTTATTTTAAAATCAAAAAATTAAATAATATTGTATTCACTTTTTAAAACCGTTGCAGATTTTAGACTGGTGCGGATTTTAAATTAGCATTTTTAACAATAATTCGCTGCCGAATTATTGTTAATTAGGCATCATTTTCATCACGCACTGGCAACTTATCCTCCCGATTAAAATCGGCGCGGGTGTAAATGAGCGTTTTTAACACTATCCGAGTGAGCAGGGTTGTTTGATCTGAAAAATTTAAGGTTTTTTATACCGTGAAGTGTAGAAGTTGAGTACACCCCTTTCAGAAAGGTGTAATTAACTTTATAGGACTTTACAGCTACGGCTTTGCGAAGTTGTACCCCATTAAGGGGTACCTATCCGGGCGAGCTCATTTAATACTATTTATTCAACTTATATTTTGCAGTTTTTACATAATATAAGTTGAATAAATTGTATCAAATCAAATAACCCTGCTCGCCCGGATAGTTTTAAAAGGCATCATTATAATATTGTACTTGTAGGTCACCTGGCCGATTAAAATCGGCACGGGTATAAACAAATCGGCACAACTAACTAACGGAATCATATCCGTCATCGTCATCGCTGACATACGGCTCATCGGACATATTTATTTCCAAATTCCAGTCGTTTGTGCGTATAATCATTCCACCGTCCGAAATGATTTCTACTTTCACGTCGCTTTTCGATGTATGAAATGTCCCATCCCCTGTATAGTTTCGCCTAT